CCCCGAGGTCATACCGAGCAGGAACCGCCACTTCGCCGGAGCATCGCCGGAGTAGTCGACCTGCGTGCCGTCCGCCAACGTGAGGCGGCCGGTGAACGTGGTCATTCCGGCCGTGCCCGGTACCGGGCGGTGCCGGACACGTGGTCCTCGGACACCATCTCAGTCACCCAACCCTCAGCCTCAGGCAGACCGAATGAGCCTTGCCGGTCGCCGGCGGTGCCGGAGAACGCGAACGTCTGCCCGTCGGCCAGCTTCCCGGCGCCGGTGAACGTCTGGCCGGGGATCAGCATCGGCCCTTCGTCGACAGCCAGGGTCATGCCGATGGAGCCGTCGTCGCCGTACTCGGGGTCGAACGTCAGCAGGGCCATGTCAGCTCCTCAACGCCCGCGCGACACCCTCGTCGAGGGACACCGTCGGCTGGTGGTAGGTGTGGAAGCGGGTGGGGTCGCCGACCCGGTACGCGACACCGCCGGGCTTGTCGGCCAGGTACTCGAAGACGGGCGTGTGCCCGACCTGTTTGCACGCCATCTCGGCGAGTTCGGTCATCGACGTCCCGGTTCCGGTGCACAGGTTGACCGGCTCTTCGGTGCCGGATTCGGCGACGGCGAGCATCCCGTTCACGACGTCGGTGATGTGGATCCAGTCGCGCACCTGTGACCCGTCACCCCAGACGTGGAACGGGTCCTCCCTGCGGCGGGCGCGTTCGACGATGGCGCGGAAGGGGAAGTTCTCCGACTGGTCCTCGCCGTAGCCGGAGAACGGCCGCACCACCGTCACATCGAGTCCAGCTCTTCGGGCCTGTTCGGCGAGCTGTTCGCCGGTGAGTTTCGTCCACCCGTACACCGAGTCGGGATATAGCCCGGCACCCGTGGTGCCATCGTGGAAGTGGAGGATGCCGATGTCGGCGAAGTCCTCGTGGAGCCGGAACTGCATGCTGGACGCATCCGCGCCCTGCAGGGCTACCGGATACGCCGCGCTCGACGACAGGTAGATGACCCGGTGCTGTCGGGTGCGGACCGCCCAGTCGAACATGGCGGCGTCGAGCATCAGATTCTTGGCCATGTGTTGCGGTTCGCCGTCGATCGCCGCCCGATGCGGGGACGACGCGGCGGCGTGGACCACCAGGTCGTACCGAGTCGTGTTCCAGAAGAAGGTGTCGAGCGCGTCGCCCACCCACTTCGGCTCTTCGTGGGGATCGATCCGAACCACGTCCCAGCCGCGGCGGTCCAGTTCCGCCACCACGTGCCGGCCGACGAACCCGGCGGAGCCGGTGACCAGGGCCTTCATGTGCAGGCCCAGATGCCGAAGCAGTAGTCACCCTTGCTCGGACGCAGGTCTAGCGCCAGATAGACCGCCACCGAGAACCCCGCTGCGGTGAGCATGTCCTCGACGCACTCGCGGTCCCACGCCCAGTAGTGCTCTTCGTTGGCGTCATCCCACGCGTCCACAGGCGTGGACAGCAGCAGCCGCTTGGTTCTGGAACGGATCTTCTTAAGCGTCAGGTCAGGATCGTCGAGGTGCTCAATGGTCTCGCCGCACACGAACAGGTCCACGTCCGGTATCTGTTCGATGGTCTGCTCGATCGGCCCGCAGACCGGCCAGCCGGGCGCGCAGTCGCCGAATATCCTGGTCCGCAGCGGGATCGCCGACAGCAGCTTCCCGTCGCCGCAGGACAGGTCCGCGCCGGACTGGACGCCGTTCATGACGACCGGGGCCAGTTGTGCCATGAACGTGACCCGCATCCGGTGGTCGATCCACAAGCTGTGGTCGTGTGGGCGAGCGTAGATCTCGCTCAGCCGTTCCGCGGAGTGCGCGGGACGCAGCCGGGTCCTCACCTGACCGCCAACACAACCTGGAACGGGCCGACCGGCTCGTGCCGGACCACCCGCAGCCCGGCGCCAATGAACAACGCGGCGTAGCCGGCGTAGTCCCATGCCCAGGTGTGGAACTCGTAGTGGTTGCCGGGCCGCTCGTTGGCCGGCGACGACGCCACAACTGCCCGACAGTTGCCAGCGATTGCCTTCACGAACCCGTGTGGGTCGACCAGATGCTCGAGCATTTCCGTCGCGACGGCGATCTGACCCCACTCGACCGGGTCGCCGAGCACATCGGCGTGGCGGACGTCCACCCCGCGCTCCTTGGCGGCCAGGACAGCGGCGGGGCACAGGTCGTAACCCCACGCGGTGAACCGCGGACCGAGCAGCGACAGCAGCCCGCCATCGCCGGACCCGAGGTCTACCACCGTGTCCAGGCCGTAGGAAAACGCCGCATGCCCGACCAGGGCGGCCGATTTGAGCAGCCGCGGTCGGTGCAGCTCCTGGTCGAGGTGCGGGGCGTTCTCCCTGCCCGCGTACCAGGCGGCCGTCGTGTACTCCGGGACAGTGGCTTCGGGGAACAGCCGCCACTCAGACATGCGCCGCCCGCAGTTCGCGGACCTTCGCCACATCCTCGGCGAACCTGGTGCGCACGTACTCGGCGAACGCTTGCTCGTCGGCCCGGTACACGGAGTGGTCGTTGACCCGCGCGTACCCCTCATCCATCTCGGCCTTGCCGGCGAACGGGTGGAGGTGCTCAACCGCCACGTCTGGCAGGTACTTGATACAGCCGGTGGCGCGGCCGAGATGTAGCCAGAAGTTGTCGACGTACATGTGGCGCAACTCCGGCGGGGACATGTAGCCCAGGGCTTGGACGATGTCGGCAGTCATGGCGCACTGGGTGGGTAGCCGTTCGCCCTGGAGCAGGTCGTCGCCGTACACGATCCCGGTGCCCAGATCCCGCAGCGCGGCGAGATACTCCGCATCCCATCCGTGAGTGCGGGGGCAGTGGTCGTCGCCCATGAAGCCGATGGCGAACGGCAGGTCCACGGCACCCGGCGATACGAGCAGGCCGGTCGTGCGGTTCAACGCCTCGACCATCGACGTGTTCGCAGCCAGGTGGTATCCCATGGGAATCCGGGCGGTCTGCACCGCGCCGAGATAGCCGGGCAGTGTCGGGTCGTCCTCGTCCAGCGCGAGCAGGAGCGTCGTTCCCGCAGTGCAGGTGTCGGCGAAGACCCGCGCCAGCGCCTGCGCCTGCTCGGGCCGCCCGCGCGACGGGACAACAACGGTGAGATCACTCACGCGTGGTCCGCCTTCGGGTCGCCCTCTCCTCCGCCACGACGGCGGCGCCGGAGGGGCGGGAGGTGAAGTCGTCCGGTCGCGCCTTCACGATCGGGTCGTCGGCGTCGTAGGCGTCGCCCTCGCCCAGCCACACGCTCTGCCCGTTGAAACCGACGAACCCGCTGATCTTCGAGTAGACCTTGCTCATGCTGCCCTCGCTTCAGGGTGTGCCGGGCTCAGGTAGCCACGGGATGCCAGATAGCCGTCCATCGTCAGGACCCGCTGCTTGATGTGCCCCAACTGCACGGCCGTATTCACGTAAACGGGGATGCGCAGCAGCCCGGCCCGCCAGCAGAACCCGATGTCCTCCGACACCGGCCGGCCGTCGTGCTCCAACTCCTGGAACCACGGGTAGGCGTCGTTGAAACCCCGCTTGCCGGGGCGGGATGGATGCTCGAAGTCGCGCATGGTCTCGAACACCGACCGGTGCGCCAGCAGCGCGGCGGCGCCGGTGGCGGCAACCTGCATCATCGCGTCGGGTGGCCACTCGTGATAGCGGACCACCTGCGGGTTGTTCTCGTCGCCGACGAACCCGTACAGGGTGGGTTGGACATCGCCCTCGCCGTCGAAGCCGAAGCACAACCCGCCGACGATCGGGGCCCTGTCCGGGTCGGCGTGCTCAAGTAGCCGCTCGATCAGGTTCGGCATGAAGATCATGTCGGTGTCGACCATCAGCAGCCAGTCGGCGCCGTGGTTCAGGAACTTCTTGACCATCTCGTTGCGCGGGCCGGCCAGGTTCACCCCGGCGCGAATAGGCAGCATGCCGCCGCCGTCGACCATCCGCTTCGGGCCGGCGAAGTCGTACATCTGCAGGTAGAGCAGCGACTCCATGAAGTCGGCTTTGACGTCGGCCGGCGAGCAGTAGCCGAGCACAACCTTTTCGGTTTCGGGTCTCACTGTCGTCTCCTGGGTTGCGAAGGGCCCGACGCCAGGAGACGCCGGGCCCTTCTTCCCCACGGTGCGCTTACCGGGGGCGTTGAGTCGGTACTAGGCGAGGGCGGTCGCCGCGGCGACCTGGTTGAGCTGCAACAGCCGGAACGCGGAAGCGTCGACCACATCCGCACCGACGCGCCAGAACGCGTACCAGCCGGCCTGGCCGGTGGGCCGGTTGTTGCCGGTGGAGCGGATCAGCGGGTCGTAGAGAACCGACATGCCGACTCGGTCGACGATGTAGTACTCGGCGAAGTTGCCGGCGAGCAGGATGTTCGCCCCGGTGGACACGACACCGGTCATGGTGGAGCACTCGTAGACGGGTTGGCCCAGGAGCTGGTTCGGCACGCCCATGCCGAGGTTCGCCCAGAAACTGCCGCCGCCGGCGGTGTCGAACCGGCGGATCAGCGAGAACACCTTCTTGTTGGCGATCCACGACGCCTGCGAGGCGTCGCGCGGGCGCAGCGCGTCGGAGGTGTTGTACACGTCGCCGACCACGAATGCGTTCGTGGTCGCGGCGGTGACGATCGACGCCGTGACGGCGGCGACGGCGGCGACGACACCGCGGGGGATGGTGGCGCCGGTGTTCGCGGTGGCGAACGCAGCCTCCTCCAGCCGCACCTTGGCGTCGGCGAGCAACCGCGCCAGCTCCGAGGCGAAGCCGGAGTCGGCGAGCACCTCGTAGGAGCCGAACACCCACGCGTCGGCCTTCTTTGGCGTGATGGTGGGCTGGGTGAACGTCGGCGTGGCGTCGGCGGTCTCCACACCTTCCGCGGTCCACGCCGCGCTCACGCCGGCGGAGGTGACACCGTTCCACGTGTCCGTGGCGATCGTCTTGATCGTCGAGATCGACCGCAGCGGACCTTGGATACCAGCGTTCGTGAGGATGACCGTCGGGTCGAGAGTGAACGGGACGAGGTAGCCGCCGTTCGCGTCGGTCAGCGACAGCGCGGCACGCATCGCCTCACCGACCCGGTAGCCGCGGGACTTCACGTAGTCCCGGAACTCCTCGTGGTACTCGGGCGACCCGGTGAGCAGCATGTGCCGGCCGATCAGCGGGGCGTGGACGTTGTCCAGCTCCAGAAGCTCGGTCAGCCGCTCCCTCGCCGCGTCGTTGACGTGCTTGGGAGCGCGCTCGACCGCCGCATGGGCACGGGAGATCACGTCGTCGACGTTGAAGGACGCCCGGCCGATCAGCGACCGGTGCAGTTCGTCGTTGTTCTCGTACGGGTCAACGTGGCGCATCACCTCGGGCCCGCGCCGGGGTTGCGCGGGCTCGACCTGCGTCGGGTTGAGTCGGGCGCGCAGCACCTCGGACACCTGCTCCTCGCGGGCCAGCGCCTTGTCGAAGGCGTCCTTACGGCCCTTCCACTCCTCGAGCAGCGATTCGCCGCGGGAGATCTCCTCGTCGGAGGGCTCTTCGAGGTCGTTGATGGTGGCGATCTCGGCGCGCAGGACTTCCAGCTCCTCGCCGATGATCTCGGACTGCTTCTTCATCGGGACACTCCCAGGAACATCGCCTGCGTCCTCAGCCGCAGGCGTCGTTGGATCCGATCGGAGTGCTCGCGCGGCTCCTCGGTGCCGGCCCCGTCATCCGGGGTGGCTGATGTCTCCGGCTCACTGGGAGTGGTGGACAGCATGCGCAGAAGTTCAGCCCGCTCGTCAGCGGGCAGGTTGGCCAGAAGTTGACCGGCTCGCACCGCCGTGATGGCGGCTGACTCGTACACCGGCACCGGCGTGGGCCCGTATTCGTTGAGCCCCAGCTCGGTGCGGGTCACCGTGGGCAGGCCTTGGCCGCGGCGGGCTGCCGGGACACGCTTCGGGTTGGACTGGTAGATGCGGCCGGAGAACGACTGGCCAGTGATGTCGCCGTTTCGGATGGCCTCGAGCACCGAATCGGCGAGGGCCGACTTGTTGTAGCGGGTGACGGTGAACAGGCCGCGCTTATCGGCGCGGATTTCCACCGGCCGGCCGATCGGCACCGAGCCGAGCATGTCCGGGGTGCCGGCCATGGTGTAGCCGTGGTTGTAGTAGACGCCGACTCTGTCGGCACGTTCGGCCAGAGTCTTGTTGAACGCCGACCCGGAGATGACCTCCATGTAGTGGCCGTGCTGGTCACGCACCTCGGCGGGCACGTCGAACACGGCCGCGTACGCCTCCACGGTGCGGCCGTCGGAGTAGGCGCGGGAGATCTCGATGTTGTCCAGCGCAAAGGTGCGGTGGTACAGGTTCACGCGGGCACCTCCGGGGGCGCTGAGGGTTCGTTGTTGCCGGGCGGCTGCAACTGCACGGAGAACAATCCCGTGTGCTCGAGCAGGGTCAGATCCCCAGCGGTGACGGCGGCGACCACCGAAGTCGGGGTGTAGCCGCCGCGGATGCCGGACTCGATGGCCAACATGTTTTCCTTGAGGATCGCGGCAGCGTCTTTCTCGTCCTCGCGCAGAAACGGGATGTCGCGGGCGTCGTACCACAGGCGGGCGCCGTCCGGGGCGGGGCGGATGGCCTCGAGACTGCCTGCGGCGTTCTGCCACAGGTGCCGGCAGGTGGTGTCGACGAAGGCCCGTTTGGCCGCGGTGTAGTTGCCGGCGTTCAGGCTCGAGCCCTGCATGCCTTCGGACAGTCCAGCGATGACCGGGTGCACACCCGCCGCCGCAGCTAGCCGGGTTTCACCAGCGCCTTGGGTGACCTTGAAGTCGAGCTGCTGCATGTTCTGCCCGATCACGGTCACATCGGCGCCGCCGGCGGTGTACAGCGTCTTGTACGCGTGCTCGACACCCTTGTGGGTGGCGTCCATCTTCTCGACGAACGCCTCGAACTGCTCCGGGGTGATCTCCTTCGGCAGCGACACGGCAAGGTTCGGGGTTGCCGCGTTCTCGAAGAACGCCAGCTTGTGTTTGGTGGCCTGCGTGTCCGCCTGAAGTTCCCGCACCACCGGGGTCAGCCACGACATGCCGCGGTAGGCGGCCTCCGGGTCGGGCATCGGCGCGAAGTGCGAATACTCCCCCGGCAGAAAAACCGCCGGCTCGGCACCCGCCTGGGCGCCGCCCTCGTAGTAGACGATGCCGAGTTGCCGGAATCCGACCTGCGCCTGCGCGCCAACCTGGGGGACCATCCGACGTCCGAGGATGATCTCGACCCAGTCGGGACGAAGCCGCACCATCTCCCCGTCGATCGGGGCCTGGAAGTTGTTGCCGGCGAAGTCGGCGTCCAGCACCATCCGCGCCAACATGTCCCCGGTGGTGCCGCCCATCCACGGCCGCTCCAGGATCGACAGGGACGCGTCGCCGAACAGGTCCCCGGGCCGGCCGCCGCGCATCCGCTGGTACTGGAATCGGGCCTGGGTGAACACCTGCAGCCGCTTCTGCTCCAGCGCGAAGATGATCCCGTTGCTTTTCAGCCCGTGCTGGACGTAGCCGGCGAAGTTGTGGCCGATCGGCTCGGCAGGGCTCTTGTCGTAGGTGGTGACGTACCCGAACGGCATCCCACCGTTGAGCAACTGCTGGTTGATCTGGTCGAGGTACCAGTTGACGTCGTTGCGCTTCACCTGTGGGCGGAGGGCGTCGAGGAACTTCACCGCGCCCCCTTACCAAAGTAGGCGATCAGGTAGGCGGCGCTTATGGCCAGGACTCCTGCGGCGATGACGCCTGCGGGTGGGTATATCCAACCGATGCCGACGGCGACGGCTGCGCCGCCGAGTGCGGCGAGGATGACCGCGAATCTCACCGCCACGTCACCATGGGGACAACCTCTCCCTTGATGTGGGCGAAGTGGCTGTATCCCCAGTTCGCGTTCGTCACCGACACCAGCCGGGTTATGTCGACCTCGGCGTTCTTGCGGTCCCACGCCGAGCCCTCACCCAGCGAGCGTTTGATCGCCCCGGCCGCGGCGGCGGTCAACTCGTCCTGGCCGATGTGGCGCAGGTTGCGCGGGTTCACCGTCTGCCCGGTTTCTTTGTCCACGTACGGCTGACCGCAGATCCCGTCGTAGAACATGCCGAACGCCCGCGCCGCGTCGGCAGTGCCGATCCGCTCGACCTTGATCCCGGCCCGCTCCAGCTCCGGGGACTTCTCCAGCTCCGGGATCAGCGAACCGGTGGGGCCGAACTCGTCGATGACGATCGCCGCGACCTTGTGCTTGACGGCGAACCGCACAAGCGACGTGACGACCCAGCCGGCGCCAGGCCCAGCCTCGATGACCTCGATGTGTCGGAGTCCGTCGGCGCGCTGCCCGACGACGCCGATCGACGCGGATGACCGGTCCAACGCAACTGCGGCCGACAGCACCATCGGCCCGGCGATCG